CCATAAACATCTAACACACCAGTTGTAGCAGTTATTGTTAGCGTCATTGCACCATCTAAAGAACTGGTACTAAAGTCATTACATACAGATGGGGCAGCAGAAGTTCCAGCAACAGTTACAGTAAATGGCAATAATAATGTATTTGAGCTAGCATCGAAGATTACATTATCTGCTGATGTAGGGGCAGAAGCACCGCCAGCACCGCCTGATGTGGCAGACCAGTTTGTTGTAGAAGTTGCATCCCAAGTACCGCTACCGCCTACCCAATATCTATCAGCCATTATTCTTCTCCATCAACAGATTCTTCAATAACTTCCTCTGGTTGAGGGGCAGTAACAATAGCGTACCAATCATCAAACCGCTTTTGTTTCATTTCTTCAATCTGAGCATCTGTAAAGCCATGTCCTACAGGCAATACGATAGCATCCTTGAAGGAATAACCATCTCTGCTAAGTTCAAAATTAATAGTAATCATTTAGAACCCTTGTACTTGAGATACTAACTGCCATTTAGAAACAGTAGTATTATAAAAGAAACCAAAATAATCGTACTTAGTAGAACCAGAAGTAGCTGATGCTAGAGCAATATCATCTGACCCGTTAAACACACTATTCCAAGAAAGTGTCTGTACATTGGTTGAACGAATACGAATAACTAAACGCTGACCTTCTGCTATCGTTCCAGTTGGAGCATTAATAGTTAAAGTTCCTACTGCTTGTGTATTGTTATGAACTACAAAATCTGCGACGTTGGCATTAATAGAAACACTTGTGCCGTCTGCAACTGTTAAGATTGTAGTAGGAATTACACCTGCTGCAACGGTATTAATATTAGATGAGTTATTTGCAACTGTAGTAACATTAGCACTGTTGTTTGCTACGGTAGTAACATTGCTTGAAATACCAGCAACTGTGATTATTGGTGCTAGGTTATCAGCAACAACATTGATGTCCCCAGTGTTGTTATATAGAGATTGAATTTCATCTGCAATATCAACAATAGAAGTAAAATCAGCAACAGCAGCTTCAGCAGCAATAGCAGCAGCCTGTGCTTCATTAGCATCAATAGAAGCCGAAGTAGCATCAGCATTGGCAGCCGAGGCAGAAGCAGCAGCATTGGTTGCTTGTGTTGTAGCGGTAGAGGCAGCGTTAGTGGCTGTGGTAGCAGCAGTCTCTGCGTTAGTCTCTGCAGTTTCTGCATTGGTCTCTGCTAACTGAGCAGCAGTAACAGCAGCGTCTAATGCAGCAGCGTCACCGTAGAGAGAAAGAGCATTGTTTACAGCAGTAGTAGCCGTAGCAGAAGATGCAGCAGCATTAGTAGCAGAGGTAGATGCGCTAGATGCAGAAGATGCTGCAGCTACTTTATAGTCAAAGGCTTCTGAGGCATAGCCTTCAGCTTCTGTAGCAGCGTCTTCAGCATCAGTTGCAGAGAGGGATGCGTTAGTAGCAAAGGTAGACGCAGAGGAAACGTGCCCAGCAGCAGTGGCTACTGAACCTGCAGCAGTAGTAGCTGAATTGGAAGCGTTGGTGGCGGATGTAGCAGCACCACTGGCTGATGTAGCTGCAGCGGTGGCTGAGTTAGCAGCATTGGTTGCTGAGGTTGCTGCAGATGTAGCAGCAGCTTGAACAGCGGTTACTGTAGCGTCGTTAGTGGCATCACCAGCACCACCTGCTCCTCTATATACTGGCATTTTTTCTCCTTGTTTTCTTTAAAGGCACTCTTTGGAATACATTTAAAGAATACTCCCCCATCCAAAGTCAGATAGGATAGGGGAGGAGTTACTACTAGGCGTTTACAGCTAATACGAAACCAGCTTCTGGACGTACAGTCTTAACACCATAAAGCGTGTCAGCAGTGTACAGAGTCGAGAGATACTCTTGCTTGTACTGAGTCTGTGAACGAACACCTAACTGCTCAGCCAACACCATTGTATCTTTGTGTGCTAGGATTGCAGCTTTGATGTCGCCACCAGCAGTTGCTGTGTTCTCTGCATCAGTTTCGATAACAGGGCAGTTGCTCGATACATAGATCTCGATACCATACAGCTGACCGATCTGACCGTTGTTAACACCACGACCATCAACGAAGTCGCTAGAATTGTAGCGATCGATGCCCATGATAGCAGCACGGAGTGATGGAGGTACAGTGAAGAAACGACCATCCATAGGTACATCAGCGTCGTCCATCAACTTGATCAAAGCACGGAAACCAGCGTCAGTGAATACGTCAGCAGGAACTACAGTGTCAGCAGCGTAAGCTGTCAAACCAGTAGAAGCGTCGATGTAATAGCTGTTGCTGTGTACGAAAGTGGTTGTACCGTTACCGAAGGTTTTACCCAACTGGAACAAAGTGTCATCAACTTTCTTAGCCAATGCATAGCCAGCATCTTCTGTGTAGAAGCGACGGAGTGATGCAAGAGCTTGTACTTCAACGATGTCCTCAATGAAACGTGAGTACTCGAAGTGCTGGTCAACAGAAACTAGAACTTCAGTCTCGGTATCAGCTTGGATTGTTACTGCTGTGTTAGCTGCCTTAGCAGTTGCCACACCACGAGTTGGCTTAGGAATGTGAAGCGTGTCACCTTTCTTGCCCTTCATGGTCATTTTGTTTACGAGGTTAGCAAGAACTAAGTTTTTCTTGTATGCAGCGACTACTTCGTCACTCCAAATTTCTGGGATAAACTTATCTGCTGCTGTTTTGTTTACGATGGATGTTGATCCACCTGGGTATGCTACTGCTGCCATTTTTAATACTCCTAAATAAAATTATAAATTAAAGTTACCGAACTCGTCCTTCAGCGTAGGCATTGAGAATCTCATCTGCCATACTTTCGTATCGAGCTGGGTCTTGCATTCTTAAGCGAATTAAGTCTGCACGACGATAAATGTTTTTTGTCGATTCACCTGTACCACCTTGTTGGACGGAGGCTGCTTTAAGTGCTTTACCACGACTCTCTTCGTCAGTCTTCTTCAGTGATTCATCAGCAGCTTTAGTTGCTTCTGCCTTCTGTGCTTGGATACCTCTAAGAGACTTGTAAGTTTCCAGGAGTTCTAAAGCTGAATCTACATCATAGTTACTGGCTTGAGCGAAGAGTTGCACCCTGACTTTTGATCCCTGAATCCATGCTGCGAAATCGTCAGACTGTGCTACACTTAAATAATCAGGATGAGCCTTCTCTATAGTTTGCTTCGCAACCAACTGAGCCTGTTGAGCTTGTTGTTCTTGTAGCTGCCTTAGAAGAGGATTATTCTCTACTGCCTGATTAATTGCCTTTGCAGGATCTTCAAAATAATCAATCTCTTGTGCTTTACTTGGCGGTGCTTCTTGTTTAGATTCGAGTTGTTGCTTAATGAATTGATCAAGTAAACGACGGTTCTCACCTACTTCTTGTGCCTGACGACCAATAAGCTTTTCAGATTCTTGGTGCATGCGGACAACCTCTTCGAGAGATTTGCCACGATACTTCTCAGGTACTTCAGGTTCTTTAGCAATCTCTTCAGGTTGTGCTAAGCTAGTGGCTTCAGCTTCTGGGATTGTACTTCCACCCTGTTCTAATTCGGTGATACCTTCTTCTTGAGTCTCTTCTTGCAGTTCGATAAAATTAGCAGCCATGTATACTCCTGTCGCAATGCGATTTTAGGATAATTAAAAATAGCTCGGTGATCAAGAGTTCACTTATGAGCCGTGATTTGCATTTGTTTTCCTCTCCACAGCCAGCTTCTCAGCTCTCTGTCTAGCCCACTTCGATGTTGCTGAAGGGTGGTCGCCACTGATTGGATCTAAATAGATCCTCGGTGGGGTGAGGATACGGGTAGCAGTCCCGTCACATACGCTACACTGAACTTCTTTTATGTCAACATCGACGAAGGACTCAGTGATATGCGAATCTTTACACTTAAAATCGTACATCCTTCTAGGCATTGTCTTCCTCTTCAGAAAGTTGCTCATAGACTTCTGTACTAGACTCTCTTAAAGTCTTAATCCAGTTCATGATGGACAGTTCGCCCTTCTTGAAGTGGAGTTGTTGTTCTGTATCTATACCGCCTAAGCGGTCTGTAGCTTCAATCATTGTTACGACATCATCAACCAAGTCTTGCCATCCCTTGGTCGCCATCATAGCAAAGCGAGCCTCATAGTAATCTTGTAATTCACGATTCATTTAATCTTTTTCCTTGACTTTGGAGATTATTTGTGATATAGTAAATATTATACCACACTTTTATTCAAAAGTCAAGTACTTTTTTAACTTCGTGATGCCATTTGTAGCATAGCGATGCGCTCATTAGAAGCGATATCCTGCTCCTTTAGAGCTAGGTTAGCGACCTTTTCAACCTGAGTGAAGGGGTCACTACCTTGTTGCTTTGATTGTGCCTCTATCGCCTTGATTTGGGTCTCTACGGGGATTGATTGAGCCTGGGCTTGGGCTTTTGCTGCTTCTGCCTGTGCTTTAGCTACCTCAGCCTGTACCTTTTGTAGCTCAGCCATTGCAGTTTCCATAGCCAACTGCTGCATTTGCTGCTGCATTGGGTCTGGTTGGCTCATTTCCTGTAGCTTAGCAATGATTTCTTCACGATTAGAGATACTAGAACCCTGAATGATACCCTGAAGCAGTACAGGAGTGATAGGAGATTGTCCTAAAGTAGACATTAAACCCATCATTTGCTGTTGTTCGTACTCACGAGCTACCATTCCCATAGTAGAAACAGGGATAAAGGTAAAGTCTTGTACTGGATAACGGTCTGGATCGAACTGCATGAAGCGATACGCAGCCTTAGTAATAAATGGAATCAGGAAATCTTCTTGGAAGTTGATCAAGGTACGCTTGTTCTTCTTCATTAGCCCTGAGAGAGCCATAGAGAGTCCTGCGCCACTGGCTTCACCACCTGCTACCTGACCTGGCATAGCAGTGCTATCGAGCGTTCCTGTGGCTTGCTGGAGCATTCCTTGGAAGTTCTGTGCTGTCTGGAAGTTAGCTGGATCTGTAGTGCCAAACTTGAATGGCATCATGATCTCATTAGGGTTACCGTTGACCAGCATGTTCTTACCTGGTCGTACTTCATACTTAGCACCACGAGGAAGCCTTGTAGCATCCATCGCCATCATAGGTGCTGTGGTTAAAGCTAAGGAATCTAGGTGAGCACGGATCTGAGCATCAATAGCCTTCTGCATATTGTAGCCCTTCTCAGCAGTACCACGACCCCAGAAACGACCTGGCATCGAGTCAGCTTGATAAGCAACAATAGGACGATCCTTCATCATGTAAGGAGATGCCTCAGCTTTGAGAAGCCACTGGTCATCTGCAATCACAACGATAGCCTCTACCATGTCTTGGTAGTCTTCGCCTTTAGAACCTTCAGGGAAGAGGTCTACTACTTCAGTACCTTCTTCTTTGTCTACATTCTCAAGGTACTCTCGTGGAACTAAACCGTAGTAGCGAACAACACGAATACGATCATCCTGCTCATGTGTTACTTCTTGTACTGGCTCTAGCTCCATGTTGGAGTAGCTAGGCATGATGTTTACTTTACGGTATGTACCGTCAGCAATGCTACGAACCACAGAGTGATAAGAGACATACTCTTCGATAGCAACACCAAGAGAGTCTTCTACTGTACGAGCGTTAGGCTCGATAAGGAAGTTACGAGGATTGACAGGATACAGATCAATCATGAACTGCTTTGTCTCTTGTACACCGATAGCTGCCATCTCAGTACCAGGAATAGCCTGAGTAGCAGGAGACATCACTGTCTTTTCTTTAACTAGAATCTCACCGATACCAGTACCATAGAGTTCACCCAGTAAGATGATGTCATCGAGTGACTTCTTAATCCGTGAAGTCTTAAAGTCTTCGTGCATCTGTTTACGAACCAGAGCTACATCAGTAGGGTCTTGATCGTTCCTGTCGTCAGCGATATCGAAGAACTCTCCACGACCAAACACAGCTTCAGATATCTCTGCTTGCTTGGACTCAATAGCTTGCTGCAGAGCAGGAGTAACTAAGCGACTACGCTCAGACTCACGAGTCTTATCTGCTGCATCCCAGATACCACGGAACAAACGCTCATACTCTTCCCACTTATCCAGGTAGTTGACATCACGGTGATCTCGCCATGTGTTGCACTGATCAACGATAAAAGAGACTAACTCTTTATCGTCATCCGTCATCTTGTCTTCTTTAAATTCAGCCATTCTTACATTCCTTCAGGGATTGTGGATTGAGGTACTTGCATAGCAAACGGATCAGCAAACGCTTGTTGCTGGGTTGCTTGTGTTCTCGGAGGAGTTAGGTTTGTAGTATTAATGTCGTATAGTTTATTAATACGATCATTGTCAATTGCTGTCATAGCAGGGTTCGCTAGACGCTCTTCAGGGGAGAGAAGCCTACGCTGCTCTGTCTGCCTAGCAAAGGTCTCACCAGCTACACGCATATAGTCTCCAACTGCCGTGTTATAAGCAGCAGAGTTAATATCTTTTAAAAATACAATATCACTTAAGTTTTGGAACTTAGGAGATCCATCATCTTGCTTAGCTTCTACTAGTTTCATAAACTTAGTAGCTAATGCTTTGCTATTAAATCCACGCTCTAGTGCTTTCTCTACTGTTAAACCGTTTCGTTGTTTAAGAAACTGAGTAGCATCGATGATTGAATCTACATCAAAACCAGAACGAGGATTCTGTTTTAAGAATCGAATGATATCAGGAGAAGATTGATTAATCTTTTGCTCTAATGTTTTATAAGTATCGCTAAACAAAGGATTGTTATTTAAAACACCTTTAAAACTTTCGCCTCCAGTTAATCCTTCTCTCTGCTGTACATAGTGCTGTATCTCATGCAGAGTAGTTGATAGAGGATCAGAAGAATTCCAACCAGGAGACTTTCTGTTAAACTGAATGGTGTTGTTCTCAGGATCAAAAGCTGCTAGAGCAGTGTTCTGACTGTCATCCTTCATTAGGATCTTTACATCAGCTATCTCAGGATAGGTTTTCTTTAGTGTAGGTGCTTTGAATATTTCATCAAACCCATAGTAATCTTTGTCAGTAAGCGTATTGATGTCAATCCCTTTTTGGAAATCAACATTACGATCACTAATCTCAAACATTGCTTTTTGAGCTGTAGGATCATACGATAAGCCAACTGCTCCATACTCTTTGTCCCATTCAGCAGGAGAAAGAAGTCCTCTGTCTTGCTCTGCTCTTGCCATCGTAGCAGTGAGTTCATCAGCATTCAACAAACCCTGTCTACCAAGGTTACTGATTCCTTCACCACCAATAAACATCTCAGGGGTGAGGCTAGGAGTAGAACGACTAACTCCTTTAAACAAACCTTGAGCCTCTAGGTTATCAATTAACCCAGGAGCTACTTGTCTAAACAATCCAGCAACTATACTCATTTAGTATCCTGATATAAAATCGGTTGGTTCATAATCATCTTCACCGTCATCCATGAAGTAGCTTGTTACAGCGAGTTGATCAACGTAGCTTAAAGCATCGATCAAGTCATCCTTTACCTGGTTGGTAGGGAACATTAGAAGCTGGTCTTGGAATTCCCTCCAGTCCTCGTCTTCATTCAGTGTTACCTTACCATGCTCAAATCGTCCTTGTAATGCCCAGACAATACGCTCAGTCTTTTGTTTACCGCCATGCGTAAGATCAGTGATATGACAGTAGGTGTTGTTAGCCCTCATCAGATCGCTTAGATAGGGCAGCACAGCGTTTCTGACTGTGCCTCGCTCCATCCCTACAGCGATTGGTTGGAAGTCTCTAATGTTCTTTAGAATACGCTCAGCGCACTCCTTGACATCCCATCTACCATTCTCTATCTTCTTTACCCACCATTCACCATCATCCGTCACCTTGACCACTGCAATAGCAGATTTATCTAACTTTTGCTGGCGAGCTGCTGAATAATTGGTGTTGGTGAATCCTGCTAAGTCGATACCAATATACCATACTCCGTCTACTGGTTCTTCGCCTTCTTTAATCCATTGTTCTTTAAACAGGTCTGTACCTGCATTATCAAACGAAGCTTCATACTCTTGCTTAAATGAGAAGCTACTTAATGTCTTTCTTGCACCCTCGATCTCGTTAGGATCAATCAGTGGGTTATCTTTGGTAGTGAAGTGCCAACCCTTCCACTCTTCATCTTCTCCTTCGATACCCAGGTTGTACATATCGTAGAACCAGTTTCTTCCTTTAGGAGTTCCTATGAATAATGCAGAACCCTTCTTATCTGAAAGAGCAGCTCTTAAGACCTTCTCCCAGGTATCTGGTTTTATGTCAGCTACCTCGTCTAAAACAAGATATGTAAGACTAACCCCACGTAATGTGTCTGGACGATCAGCACCTCGAACATATATCTTAGCTCCGTTAATTAGGGTAATATCCATATTGTTTACATGGCTACTCTGAATCACTTCTCTTCCTAAATCCATCAGGACATCCCAGATAATCTGTCTAGCCTGTCCTTGAGTAGGAGCGACATACATTACAGCAGAACCTTGTGGGCAACGTAGTCCCTCTACTAATAATGCTACAGCAGATAATCTTGATTTACCGCATCGTCGTCCAGCAACAATAACTTTAAACCTGGTCTTATTCTGGAATACTTCTTTCTGCCAAGGTAGTAACTCGAAACTAAGATTCATTATCAACCTCAGTATAATCGATTATCTCAGCTTCGCAGTAACTTGATTCTGTTACTGCATCTATCTCTTCTATTGCTTCTACTTTAGTTTCACCTAATCCAGTAATATTAATCGTTACTGCATTACGTTGTCCTTTAGCATCTTTCTCAAATAATGATGTGGGTAATAATCTATCCATACACATCTTGAGGCAAGCTACTTGATCTTTATCAGTATCATCTAAAGCCTTACGGAGTACAGTATCAATTACTTTCGTACCACTCGTTGATAATAATCTTGCTTTAAACTCTTGGATTCTTCCTGCATCGCCTACTGGTCTACCTACTTTTCCTGGCTTCTTCTTAGCCTCCACAAGTGATTTAGGAGGTCGACCTCTCCTACGAGTCTGTGGTGCTAGGGCTATTACATTTGAGACATCCACTTTTAAAGAAGACAAATCCTTATCATCTTGAGACATATATCCTTTACCTGCTAACGCAGAGAACAAAATAAAATAAACTTAAAGTTTCATACTAAATAGCTTACTAAGTAGTCTTAAGTAGTTTTGGTTCTTATTGTTTTTTACCTAGTTTGCTCTTAGTTTCCTTCTTAGTACAACTATTATACCATAACTTCTTGGATTTGTCAAGCTTTATTTTACTTATCTTACTACTCCTGCGGGTCTGGTGAGACAAGCTTGCACATATTCCGCATTCAGCTATGTTGTCATAGCCGTATTCCTTTATCTTCTTTTAAAAGATAGACATCTGTTGTTAACTTCTCTTAAGATAACTCATTGATTACATTGAACATATTGTCTTATACTATACCTGCTTAAATATTAGGCAGTTTGCTTAATTATTAGGCAGTCTTAATTCCACTTTTTAGGTGTACTGGAGCATATATATACGCTAGAAACTGTTGCAAAGCCTCTCCCCCATGCATAAAAATATTATAAAGTCAACTAGGGAAAATACCTATTGACAAAAGATATAGAGTATGAACGGAGTAGTGACGCTATAGATAGTATTTAACTATCATCTCGATAGTAACAATCAATCAAAACATAGGGTAAACCCTGTAGACAACTAACCCAGGATTTGAGATACTCAGTCATGGTCAAAAACAAAGGAGCAGAAACCATGAGCAGAGAACAGTATTGGATTGGTCACGAGAGTTGCAAGATTATGCTAAAGCAAGGCGGGTTTGCTGAGTTGTTAGCACAAGCCTACTATAAAGCAGATAATAGTAATGCTGATAGGTTGTTTCACGCATTCCCTGAGTTGTTTAAACAATCACTAGAGGTTAAATAATGGAATTCACATCTAAAGAATTAATGTTAATATGGGATATTTTGCAGGACGCAAGAGATACTAATTCTAGTTTAATCGGTGAGATTAAATGGAAAATTGATCGTGCTAAGAATGATACAATGAAGGAAGTCTGGTACGAGAAGCAAACTCAAGCATACGACGCAAGAGAGAGATTATGTAATCTACAGTATAAAATGGAAGATTTACTGAAGTAATATTATAGTGGATATATCTAGGGTTTTACTTGACTGGTTCAAAACTCTAGAGTATATTTATTAATAACAGTGAAAGGGTTTAATTATGCAAGTACACTTAACGCTACAATCAAGCAATTCTAAAACTGGTAAAATACCAGTAAGCACAACAAGCAAACAATCTTGTCCGCCAGTTTGTCCGTTTAGCAAAGGCGGATGCTATGCTTTAGATTATCATTTAAATATGCACTGGAATAAGGTTACCAGTGGAGAGCGTGGCACTAATTGGAATGATTTTTGCACCAGTATATCCAAGTTTAAACCCGCTACATTGTGGAGACATAATCAAGCGGGAGACTTACCAGGCACTAACAATATTATTGATAGTGAAAAGCTTAAGCAATTAGTAGAAGCAAATAAGGGTAAAAACGGGTTTACCTATACTCATTATCCACGCACTGGTCAAAATGCTGTAGCAATTAAGCATGCCAATGCTTCAGGGTTTACAATCAACGCAAGCACTGAAAGCATAGCGGATGCGGATCAAGCATACAATGAAGGGTATCCCACAACTGTAGTAATTCAAGAGCGTGTAATCCCTTCTAGCACGTTTAAAACACCTTCAGGGAATACAGTTGCAATATGTCCCGCACAATTGAAGGACGATATATCATGCAAAACGTGCGCTCTATGCCAAAAAGTAGATAGAAAAGTAATTGTTGGGTTTATCGCTCATGGATCAAGCAAGGCAAAAGTAATTAAGATTTTAGCAGTTAAGGGTTAACACCTATAGACAAGTGTATTAGATTATAATATACTTGTCTTATCAACTAAACGAAAGGAATTAAAAATGTTAGTATTCAAATATCCAAGTAAAAAAGTATTAAAAGAAAATATTGGTAAGCCATTGCGCTATATTGAGACCAGTATGTTTGGTGAAGAGTATCGAGAGAATGGGGTTTTAACTGGTGCTAATCGTCCGCATATCACTGGACAGGGAAGAGAATTTTTTGCTAATGTTACAATGGAAAACGGACTAATCAAAGGGGTGAAATAATGGACTCATACAATGCGGTAGGAATTGCAGAAGGATTTATTGAGGCAGAATCGGAAGAGCAAGTAATAGAAGCATGGCAGTATTTACACGATACAAAATTAGGGTATCAATTGCAGGGATTTTTTGGTAGAACATTAAACCAACTATTAAATGAAGGGGTTATATCATGAGTACAACATATCCAATAATCAATATAGAATATAAGAATCGGAAACCTAGTAAGGTAGTAATAATGCGTACACTAGCAGAGTATTTAAAGCAGGGAGGGAAAGCATTTGAGATTACATGGGGAGAAAATACGATTGATTTATATTTTGATCCCAGGGTAGAACAATGGTATGGTAGTGGTCACATTAAAAATATTAGTGGTTGGGATATTGCTATAGAATTCAATGAGATACGAGAGCAAGCAATAGCAGAGATCAAGCAATTCAAGAAGGATCATTTTCAATTCATACATGTTGGAGGGTAAGATGAGTCTAGATCTAAATAAAATTATTGAAGAGGCTGAGAAACTAGGGTATAATTTTACACTGGAGGATGCCCAGGATGTGATTGATACTAAACCACCAGGATGTACTAAGGTAGAGACTGAAGCGTCTGCAGTGGCAGATTATATTGACGCATATGGGGGATAAAATGGAACAGCACGATATAATATTAAACAAACATGAATTAAAATTAATTCTAGATAAAGAAAAAGAACACTGGTTTTTATTGTTCCCTAAGTACGGGCAGTATGCTAGTGGTGAATTTAATGACAATGGATTAGAGCGTATTCACCATCCGATTACCGTAGGCACAAGGCAGTATGCTTTAGTGTTGGATTGTAATGATGATGGTACAGAGTGGGAAAGTTTTAGTTTTTGGGATGAGAAAAAGCAATTGTATATCGATACAGCGCAGGGTAAAATTAATTAATCGGAGGCATGATGGAACAGTTTAATTTTTATGTGGATAGTGTAGGGTTTAATACTTACCAGGAAGCCAGGACTTATGCGGATGAGTTGCTGATTACTGAGAACAAGTATCGGTGTATCTTCACCAAGGATGAGATGGATTCAGTTAAACAATTTATTGAACAAGCAAAGGATTAAGTTATGAGTTACTTACATAGAGCACTAGCAGGGATTCATGAAGCCAATAGAGTGGGTCGCAACAGACTGCAATGCGGGGCTGTAGAGGCGATTGATCCTGCGGTAAGGGCTAAGTATCAAGAGCACATTGAAGAGGCTAGGTGGATCGCTCAGGAGGCTAGGAAGAGGGGTATCACTGCAGACCAATTCATTGCTGGAGACTACAAGGATGAGTGAAGATAAATTTATTAAATATCTATTGACATTCACTGCAATATACTTTACAATACATATGCTGATTGCTTTGGTAGGGGGACGATATGAAGTTATATAAGATATTAGAGACAGATGGTAGTGTTATCAGGATATTTAGTTACAAGGAAGAGGCAGAGAAGTTCTTATCCCTGGATCGTACTCTGAGGATAGAGACAATTAAAGTATTTAAGAAGAAGTTAAAAGACAATGTATACATTAAAGCGTATACAGTACTAGGAGATTCCATATTATGAGATGCTATTGTTGTGACAAAAACCTAAACGACTTTGAGTCTACCCGTAAGAGTGCTTCAACGGGTGAGTTCTTAGACATGTGCAACAAGTGCTATTCAACAATCAAGGATGACTTATATGCAGAAGAACGATACGACTTATTTGACGGTAATGAAGACGACCTGGAAGACGATACTTTTTTGTCTGATGATATGGGGAATAGTGTTGACATATATAGCGAATAGTGTTATACTATAACTATATAGTTATACTAAGTAGTCTTAAGTAGATTTATATATTATTGTTTTTTATATAAGTATCTAAGTAGTTAAACTAATAAGGTGAACAACATGAAACACAATGAAGAGATGGTCTACCACTTCATGATCCAGGATGCAGTAGACTTTATCCAATTGTACGGTGTCGATAAGGTGATGGATGATATCTATTCTTGCTATCACCTACGGATGCAGCGGCAGGAAAGCCAGGAGGAATTACCTTGGGTAGCGTAGATAAAACAGAACTAGCAGACGGATTAGATATAGGCGATGCGCTTAACATTGCTGACCATCTAAGCCAAGGCTATCTTGATTGGTCTCCTGAAGCAGAGTGGGTACTCAGAGCGCAGCATTCAAGAATCGAAGAACTAGAAGCAAAGATTGACGAGATGGCTGGTGAGATTATGAGTTTAGAAAACAGAATAGGAACGATGACAGGTTATGGACACAACTAATGAACCAGTAGCGTGGCTTTACGAACGACCAAGTGGAGCAGCTAAGTTATCTTTTGTTCAAGAGAAAATTCTTTGGGAAGACACTACAGAAACACCACTTTACATCCATCCAGCAAAGACACTAACAGATGAGGAGATAGCTGTATTAATTGCTCCCGTTCCTATTAGACCATCGTACGAAGATTTAGATAAGTTTGCTAGAGCAATACTAAGAAAGGCACAAGGTGACTGAAAGTAATTTCTTAAAGCATATACCATGTAATAATTGTGGGTCTAGTGATGCGAACTCACTATACGACGATGGTCACCAGTTTTGCCATGTGTGCCACACCCGTATAGCAGCCCCTAGAGCGACGATGGAAGACATG